GAGGTTGCAATGCTCCCTCGTCGGTGCTTATACTTATAATAGTTACTTGAGTCACTTGTTGTGTCCCAGTAGTAGTACTATAGTCAAACTGGCCTGCGTCGTCTAAAACCGTTTCAACGTCTTCTAGTAATTCTTCCAATTCCTGTATGGGATCGTCAGCGTTAACATAGATTCGAATTGTAACGGTTAAAAATCTCCATTTATTTCCGCCTCCATAGTATTCACGGGTTTCTGTGCCCGCAGACATATGAAGACAGGGGAACGATTCTACTTCGTCCCAAAATTTCATTCGAGGCTCTATAGCCCCTGTGAGGTCTTGTTTGTAGCCGTCACCACCATCTATTTTTTCAAATAGTTCTGCCATAGCTTCTAATATGGCGGAGCGGCGTGTAGTGTTTGAACGTGCCATCAGATAACATCCACAATTCTATACATATCAAGAACTCTTTTAATGTGATCTGGAAATCCTATATCCTCGCGGATAGTAGTGGACGTTTCATTTTGAAGCGTTGCACCAGCTAATGATTTCCTCCCTTTGTACTCTTCTTTAAGGTAATAAGTGATTAAATCAAAAATAGCTAATCGCAAGTCTTGTGGAGTTGCTGAATATCCAGCTCTGTAAATAACTTCGACCGCTGCGAAACCTTTAGCCCAATTTTTAGAACTAATGTCTCCATCGATCCTATATAATCTATCGTGTTCGAGATCAATATAATAATCGGTATTATTAACTAAAGTAGTATACGCGCTTGTTATACCTTCTCGTTCTTTTACAGAGCTTACACTTACCAACGGAGATTCCGTTAGAAAAAGCTCTGCTGTTTGACCATCCATAATATCAAATACTTCTGTCTTATTAGTGCTATAATAATCTATAAAACTAGTACCGCAATAGGTTTTTACCAATTCACTTATAGGCGAAAGCAAGGAATCGATTTTACTATCGTCCTTGAAATGTTCAATACCTTTATATTCCTTGTATTGAGCTCTAGTTATTAAATCTGCCATAAATGCCCTCGTAAAAACCTGGGGAGGTTTCCCTCCCCAGATTACCCAGTATGATTAAGAAGCCTTATACTGAAGTGCCCACTTGTCAGTAGCACCATTTATAATGTCGGTAAATCCAAGACGCTGGCTAGCAACCAGTACTCGTCTTTGATTTGCAACCTCATAATCACTTTCAACCGTAACACCTCGTAAACGTGGAATTACAAAGTTACGTGTATTAACTGCAATAGCATAGAACTTAGATACCGCTGCAGTAGCGAACTCGTCACAAACGATTACGGGAGATCCGTAAACCTGGCCTACTTGACCAGTAAGTTTAGTTGCAAGTCCTTCTACTTGGCTAGCATCTGCATATGCTGCGTCTGCAATTAGATTATGATACTCGGTTACAGAAACGATGTAAACTACATCCTGTGGTCGAATACCATATTTGCCCATATTCTTACGAGCTCCCAATAATTGAGCAGCAGTAAGAGCTTCTGAAGCAAAGGCAGTTGCAGACTGAGTCTTATCAGAATCAGCTGCAGCAAGAGTTACAAGACCGTCAGGAGCCGCACCACCAGTACCAAAGGCACCGTCAGCATGGTTACCAACAAGAATCATGTTCTCAACTGCACGAGCGTGTGAACGAACAATACTTTCACGAATCAAAGGAAGAATCGGAATGATTGCATCCTCTTCAGTTTCGTTACCAAGATAAGATTGAGAAATAAGTTTCTTGGTTGAAAGCGTTCTTTCAGTCAAATCTACACCAGCGAAAGGAGCACCATAAGTGTCACCTCTTTCTTCTAGGTTACCATGAGGGCTTGAACCTGAAGCGGCTTGGTTTGCAGTAAATTCAGCGTATCCAGCATCTGGTAAGATGGGAAGGATTTGAGTTGCTGATTGCATTGCGATTTCACGGAATAGAGGGGCTAATACTAGCTCCATCTGAATATCACGCTCAATATTGCTTGAAACGGTTTGTTCGAAGTCAGCAGAAGATACTGCAACACCAGAGTGCTCATTTACTTTCTGCAAAACATTCTTGGCAAAGTTAGTTTCATATCCTTTACCAGTAGCTTTCGCTAAAATATAAGCGTCGTCTATATCCTGTGAATAGGCTTTTTGCCAATCACTGTTCGAACGCTCTCCACCAAAAACTCTCTTAGACTCACGGATGTGTTGGATTTCTTGAGACTTCTCATTAATTTCTTTTCGAAGTTCTTCAACTACATCTCCCAAATCTTCTTGATTTTTGGAAACTCTTTGTTCCAAATCTGCCATTAGGCGTTCCGCACCAGTCGTTACACCCTGTACTACAGCTTGGACCTCAGCTTTCTTCTCTTCAAGTTGTGCTTCTTCAGCAGCTTTGACTTGTTCTGCTTCAACGGCGGCTTCTTTATCCGCTGCTTCAACAGCTGCTTTCTCTTCAGCTTGTTTCATCTGAATTTCTGCAGCAGTCTTACGAGCTACCTCTTTTGCAAACTCTTCGAGATCAAAGTCTTTATCAGACATTTTATATTCTCCGAAGACAGCATTTGCTGTTTCTTTTGATGAGTCCTTATCGGACTGATCTAGTTCAACATGAGGATCGTTAACAAACTGTTTTTTCCAGTCCGCATATTCTTCATCTGTATCGAACGATTTCGCGACAGAAAAGACAGCGGATTGATTTGCAGGGACAGAAACGACTGACACCTCAAACAGTTCCGCATCCTTGATCCTTAAACCATCGGTTTCCTCTATATAGTCAGCATCCTTAACTCGGAAACCAACGCTAAAAGCGCCTAGGATGCCCTCTTTCACCATTTCGGCAATTTTACCCGCCGACTTGGAGATTATACCATCGATTTTTAATCCTCTATCAGTAACTTCAAGCCCTGTGGCTTTACCGATTGGAGTATTATAGTCGTGGTTAAATAATAGGATGGGATTGTTTTTGAAGTTATCAAGACCTCCTTGTAGCCAAGCGTCTTTTTCTATTACATCACCTGCCCTGTCCGTATCATTTGTACTTGCATAACCCTGTATCTTTACAGTGCCATCATCTGTTGGCTGTGCTTTAAATACAGAAGTTAAATTAAAAACTTTATTCATAGATTTCTCCAAACTCTTTGAGGACATTGGATGTCCTGCAGGAAGTAAGTCTTGGTCGTGTTTACCGCTTCTAAATTTTCCATTTCTAAGTGCATATAGAAAACTATTCACACGTGCTAGTGCCCATTGTTCGGGGCTGCTAACACTTGGTCGAACTGATTGAGGGTTAGTATGATAAGCCCCAACACCTCTGTTAAACACGGAAATAAGAGTACGAGTGCTAGTTCTTTTAGACTTAACATCTCCGACTTTTTCATTATGGTCTTTAGCTTTTTTGGCTAAAGCCGCTCTCATTTTTGCAGAAATAGCTTTTACTTCATTTCCTGTTGCTTCTACATAATCTTCATGTGATGCACAGGGCATATAAACTATGTTGCCATTTTCATCATGAGAATGAGTGCCTACACACCCTATTTCTCTAGCTCTTTCTTCTGCTTCATCTTGAGTACTAAAAACGTCGTCTCTTACTTCTGATTTACCTCGCTCTCTGTCAATTTGAGCCGCTTTCTTTCTGGCCCATGACTGTCCAGGATCTCCGCCCCAAAGTGCCCAAGCTATTCGCCCTGCACTAGGGTATCCTTCTTCACCAGGAGAGAAACCCTGTCCTTGCTTATCTACTTCATGTCGACTAAAGAATGAGTGCATTCTTTTTACAGTACTTGGAGATAGGTTTGTTCTATTTGCAACATCCCTTGCTCTCGCAACTCCTACTGCAGTACCTCCACGATTATATTCTTTTCTCCACTCTAAACCTCTTCTGGCTTCTGCAGCCATACCCGTAGTAGGTTTAAAATCGATGTCTGAAATCGCTTTATCGTCTCTATCTTCCCATTGTACATTACAAACAGCAAAACGTTGATCTGTTTCATCATAATCATCATTCATTGCTGAGTCTGCCATACAACGACTCATGAAGTCTTCTTTACTTTCATTTTCACCAGGAACAGGAATTGGCACTACTCTTCTCCTTCACTTTCCACTGGCCTTCCGCCCTCTGAAGGATTCGAAGCTGAACCTGCTATATTTGC